GGATCAAAATGTAGAGAGCCAGAAGTAAACTCAGGAGCAGTACCACTAAAACTAAAGCTTGGTACACTTGGTGCCGACGGAGCTGAATAGGCTGGAACAGCACTATCATACGTTGCTAATAGAGTACTGACAGTAGAAAGTTCCGTATTTGCAGAGGTTTGCTTTGTTTCGCTCTGTCTTAAGAAATCAAGAGCACCAGCATACATCAATACTATATTCTCCCATTCAACTAGTACCCAAGTATCAGTATTCTCATCTACAAGAGGAGGAGCAGCGTAAACAATATTACCAGTATTCGTAGAATCTGGATCAGGTTTTATAAATATCTTGCCTTCAAGCTTATAATATTTAGGAAATAATGTGGTTGCGCTAAACAAGGAACCACTATTTGACTCAAAAGCATACGCAAGATGGTCAGGAACTTCTTTGGCAAGTCGTTTATTACTTGACTGATTCCTATATACAGCTAAAATCTTATCATAAGCTATACCACTCCCCGTACCAGCCGTTACTTCTGATGTGGAAGCAACTGACCATAAGAACTTCTCAGGAAGGGAGCTTACGACCCATTTAGAGGCTTGATTGAGGTGTTCTACAATTACCCGTGATTTGCTAGTGCATCCACACAGGTTATTGACTTTTTCCCAGAGCTTCATCGTAGTTTATAGGGGAAGGGCGCCCCCTGCGGAAAAGGAGGAGTAAAACCACAGGGGGCATATAAAGCCCAAACCTCTATTTACTTCCAAACGACGTGCGATTCAGGCATTGACCACTCGAATCCAGCTTCGGTGAGGATCATGTCGACTCTCTTGTCAACACCAGAGTTCTCTAATGATTGAACTCCGACATAAACAGAAGTGTCTCTATTCACACCGTTACCTACGAGAGGACGATACTTCACGTATCTCATGTTGACTCCGAGGATTTTAACATCGGAACCATCAAGGTGTACGTTACGAGCAACATTCATATCACCATAAGGTGTAGAAATTGTCGTAATATCAACGCCAAACACTTTACGTTTGCCAGCCATGGCAAAGTCAGCTCTACCTAATGCGCTATCACTAGGATTAGGAGTGCTAGTACCAGAACCAGGATTAACCATTCCAACGTTATTGGAAAAGTATCCACTTAGCTTGTGCATCCAGTTGTACGTTGCCGTATCACAGAAGAACACAGTAGCGTTTGCACTGTTGTACCTTGGGTCAAGGAACTTAGACATATCGTCTAGGAATGAATCAGATGACTTAGTCGCGTGATCCAAAGCAAAAACGTTGCCATAGTTAACTATATAGTCAACAGCTCCCTGGGTATACCAGTATTCTTTAGAACTGATAGTTTGTTTACCCTGTGACCCATAAAGAGCAGCTTGCTCGATGTCCCACTTATGAGCAACTAAATGCTCACGCCAGACACGTGCAAACTCATTCGGGTCGTACTTCAGAACAGTAGCTCTTGCTTTGTTCGTCATTCCAAACTCATCACGGAATGTTTGAACAAGACCAGAACCTGTGCTGTAAGGCTGGTCATCCCAAGTAGAACCAAGAAGACTTGATCCTTCCTCGTATGAAGTACCAACGATATGACACTGTGTTGAAGCCAGTTCGGCAGGTCCAATAGATGTACTAAGAGCCAGTGTAGTGGAAAGCGTAGTAGCATCTTCAAAAGAAGTTAACTCCGTTTTCCCAGAGCCAGCAGCTTTGATACATGTTCCATTTATTTGAACACATTCCTTGCTAGCAACATCAGCTTGATCGTTATCTACTGTCTGCACATGTACTAAAATGTAATCCTCAGCGACACCATAACTACCAGTGTCAGAAACAGGAATACGTATGATTTGATTCTGTAAAAAGAATCTCGGTTTTGTGCCAGATGCACCGACAGCTACTGCATTACCAATACGACTACCAATGTTACCAGCTGATTTATAATCAGCGGATACATAGATTTGTACAGCGCCTCCTGCAGCAACAGCTGCGTCTGAGGTGTTTACAAGTGTCGCATCGTCTGTAACGTCAGCGGTACCATTATGAAAACCGATTACATACCCGTACCGCTTATGAAACGAATTACGTTTCTCCGTGAACTTAAATTCCGGGTCATCGGTGGGGGATTTCGCTACTTTTGAAACGAGTCGGAAAAAAGGGTCTTGCGCAATTGCAAGCTCGGAGAGTCTATCTCCGAAATTATACTTTCTCCGTAGATCGCCTGTGTCAAGAGGACTCCCGCCACGCGGATGATCGGTTTCAGTCCATCCACTTTGTGCGGATAGGGCTAAAGGTGTTGAAGCCATTTTCAACCTCCATTAGTTTATTAACCAAACAGATTATCCAAGTTGTTTTCAGACCCTGCTATTGCATCAAACAGGTTATCATCTATGGATTTAGTTGGCTCTGGAGCTGATCCAGCATTGGCAAGAGATGCAGGCTTTGATGATGCTTTACGCATCTGGCCCGTTACCTCTTTCCGTGCTTCTGTGGCTATATTCTTTTCCCTTTCTGACCTTCGCTTGAGATATAGTATATCCTCAAGCTCTAGTGATTTATTCTTAGCGAAGTCAACAAATTCTGTCCACTCACCATCAGACATTTCATGTTTCGTCTTAAAGGCTGATTCATCGGCTGTCCTGTTACTCTCTTGCTTTTGCTGAGCCATAGCAGAATTTAGCCTTTGCTGAACAATACCGTCAACTGTAGCGCCTAATAACTTACCAGAGTCAGAACTGGGATTAGAAACAGCATCATCAGGATCAAATACAAAGTCTTCTCCTAGATTTAACTTATCTTTTACGCTTACAGGTGTCTGTCCACCACCCTCAAAATAATTCCTCACATGTTGAATTAACTGAGGGTCTTCTTTCATAGCATCAAGAATAGGCATATAAGGCTCAACAGATTTTACTTGATCGTTGAGTCTCTTTGCCTCTCTACTTGAAGCTGCGTAGCGCTGTTGAATTTCATCAACAGACGCCTCTTCTTGCGCAGGGCTCTCACCTATATTGTTATTTATAGGCTCTTCGGAGGTTGCTGTCTGAGAAGGTTGTTCGGTGCCAGTGCCATCATCGTAGACCGCACTGTTGACCGACTTGTCTAGCTCGAGGAAGAACTCGTTTACGTTAAAGTCACTAGACGTGTCAGTAGATTCGCTTTCAGGGGCCACGGCAGCTAGAAATTCATCGTTGCTATCCATGACGTTGCTTACTAGTTCATCAGCCATAATTTATCATCCTTAATTTATCTATTTTTCCTTATCTGTGTCAACAGCTTTTAATCTTGAGTCCATTTCAGCTTTAAACTTCTCAAATTCAGTGCTTAACATGCCTCGCAACAACTTCTGCTGAGCTTCCGTTTCAAGAACATCCTTTCTTATTTCAGTCTCGGCTCCCATTACTTTTTGTTTAATACCAGCCTGGACTAGTTGACGTTCAAGTGTTTCTATGGTCCCTTCTTTATCCTTTATTGCTTCTGTCATTGATTCTACCTGACCCTGAAGCTGAGCATAAAGAGACTTACGTTCAATAATCTGCTCCTTACCTCTAATATCAGTTTCAGCTAACATCGCTATATCATCAATGAGACCCGCCTGGAACCACTTAAAATATTCTTCAATAAGCGCCCATCTATTAAGAGGTAGAGTGGCTCCAGCCACGATACGTATATCAAAACGAGCGCTTGCATAATCTTTAAATTTCCCAATAGCATTACCAAAATCATTATAGATTGGTATATTTACCCTTACTTCCTTCTCCTCAGAATCACCAGCCTGCGGCTGAACTATTCTAAAAACCTTATCAGCCGTGTAATGCGATTGAGCAACTTCTTTAAATACCACTCCAAGATACTCAAGAGCTGGTTCAACAATATTATTCATCCACGCTTTTAGTCTACGAGTACCAAACTCATCATTAGCAAGTAGTCCTCTATAAGTCTCAGACTGTTCCTGAGTAAACCCCATCATAGCAGATGGCACACCAGATATATACTCAGCATCAGTTTTACCTTCCTGAGTAATAGTGTAAAAGGCATTATTGATAGGAGCTGGAAGAACGGGTTGAGGGACTGCGAATCCCTGCCTATACTTTAACAAAGCTCCAGGCGCTGTGGAATATTGCTCCCATTCTTCCTCATCAACACTACCTTCCTCATAAAGCCATCTCATATTAGAGGATAGATTAGCATTATGAATCATTATCTGATGTGCCTTGTTAATTTCTCTTTGCTTCCCAACAAGCGGCATAACAGCCGACATGGGATAGGGAACTCCAGTATACAAATAAGGAAAAGGAACTATAGGATAATGCTCAAACGGCATCTCATACTCATATAAAAACTGGTCACTAACGGTACATGTCAGCTTAATACGCACTCTATAAAAAGGAATAGAATCAATAATATTTTCTTTTGTTTCGGGATGGTCTTTAATCGAATTAAACTCATCAGCAGACATTACCACCTGTTCAACCTGAGTCTTCAATTCTTGAGCCTGACTCATTAGCATCTGTTGATTTTTCTCAACAGCTTCCATCATCTCCTTTTCAGCTTTATCTAATTCAAGCTCAGCCCGCTCTTCTATAATCTCCGCATTAGCTAATTGCTCCTTTATTTTTTGTTGCTTTTCAGCATATTGAACAGACATTTCATCTTGAAATTCCTGTTGCTTAACCTGCATCTCTTTATCAATTTCAGATGATTGCGCTGGTGTTACAGGAATCTTCATAAAGGCTGTGACAAAGGGAACCTTTATTTTTTCATAACATTCATAGTAATCAAGAAGATCATCATCCTCACCATCAAGACTAATGCCAAGAGTAATATCCTCTGGGAGGATACTCTGAGCATCAGACCTATCAGCCATTGAATATTGTGAAACCTGACCCATATTACTCGCAGCCTTAATCTTTCTCTCATGGTCTGGCATCATCTTAATAAGCTGAGTTCTAGCAAGAAGTTTTCTAACCATGATATAAGACGCATCTCTAAATAAGAAATCTCTTGAAGATGGGTCTACATATACATCATACGGGTCTACACGACTAAAGGAAACCTCACCCATTCCCATATCAGCGTCTCTATCTATATCAACAAGAAAATAACCAATTCCTTTAGTAAGAGAATCAAGCGCAACCTGACCATATAATGATTTACCATTAGAAAGACCCCAACAATAGTCAGCTATATCTGAGTGTACCTGAGCAACATCTACGTCTGAACCCTCAGCTCCAACAGCCTTCCACTTGGGATTATTAGCCGTTACGAAGTAACGCATTATTTCTATAATAGGAAGAATCCTATTAATAATAAATGTAGGCATCCCAGCTTCTTCAATATCACTTCTCTCAGTTGAGGTTAACTGTTCACCTAAATAGAAGTCATATCCTTCTTGACTAAGACCTTGCCATCTTTGTCTATGAAGATTATTAGTCTTCTCCCAAAGAGTCTTAATTACATCAGCTCTTTCTTTATTTGATTTTCTACCTGGTTTTGCCATTATTCCCTTATTTCAAAGTGTGGAAGATCATCGAATTTATTATCCTTCACTTGCGTATCTCTGTCCCAGTCACCGCCCCAACGTATCTTCAATCCCATTTGCGACGCGATGCCCAGAACAAAACCACCAAAGTAATGAAACCTATCACGGTCGCTCCAGTCGATAGGGTAAGGAGCCACATCCACGGCTTTTGAAGGACTAGCATTATGATTACCATCAGGATAACGAAGCTTACTTCGTCCCTCGTCAAACGCTTTATTCTGATCTGCCTTACCTCTATGACCTTGGATTACAGAACAATCAAAGTGTTTTACTACTTCTTTAAAAAGGTCTTGTAACCTATCATCGCATGTTGCAAGCCTCTTTTTAGATCGAGACCCAAATCTAGGCATTACTTCTTTTTACAACTATAAGTACGACCGTCCCAAGTAAAACTCTTTGCTCCACCAGCGCATCCAGCTTTAAAAGCTGATCTAAAACTCTTAGCTGCTTTGGTTTTCTTGCCATACTTCACATAATCAGGTCCTTTCTTAGTAGTCACACGTTTTACCGCTCCTCTACGAACCTGAGTATCTGCAGTTGCTCCAATAGCCTTAGCTCTTCCCTTTTTCGTACTAATGAGACCAGTGCCCTTAGCTCTTTTACCAGCTTGTGCTCTTTTGTCTCTCGCAATTGCTTTTTTGCCAGTCTTCTTGAGTTTTCTTTGCCGTCTTCGCTCTTTACTTTCAGCGTCAAACGGGTTCAGCTTCTCCGCAACTCTAGAAGCAGTGCCCTTAGCCTTAGCAGCAACTGCCTTTGTCTTTGAAAAGGCTGGTTTCTTTTTCTTTTTCATTGGTCCTGTTCCACTTGCCATTTTACTATTCTCCTGTTATGTTGTTAATATATCTCATTTATTATTTATTTCTCTCTAATGCTTTCCTCTCTTTTTCCACTGCGGCTTTTTGGTCAGAACGCGTTAGCCTGTAATCATTTCTTGCCTGCCGAGAAGCATCATAATTTTTCTGAGCCACAGAAGGTGTGTAACTCTCATTAATAATCCTTGCTTGCTCTGGTCTTACATTTACACCCTGAGCAGCTTTCGTTCTTTGAGCAACTTTCCCACCAGCTTCTGCTATTTTGTGTGTCTGAAATACGGGGGGAGTGACTTTGGTCATACTTTGCACTAAATCTTGAACGGCACTCATACCACCCTTATCATATCTTTGCATCATAGCTATAAAAGAAGGATAAGGTTTAGTCATATCATAACCAGTTGCTTCAATCTGGTCTATCATTTTATTATAGAATTTCCTTTTATCTATAAGCTCACGACCTACCTTTGATAACTTTTTTGCTTTAGCAAGACCAGCGCCAACTCCCACAATAGGAACAGCAGCAAGTAATGACCACAAAGAGTCTTTAACTCTACCCTCACTAGCATATAATGCAGAATCAATTAAATCAGCAACTACTCCACTTGGTCCAGGAACCATACCAGCTGCTAGTAAGCTAGTATGAAGTCCTTCAGACAAATTCTTAGGAATTACAGCCATTTATGCAACCACCCAAGGCTTAGCCTTTCGCGTTGGTTTGTACCATTCCTTCTTATTATCCTTTGATCTCTTATAATTAGGAGGAAATGCATGAACATTCGCATAATATAAACTTTCGATTGTATCATCATGGGCCATTCTTGG